CATGTTCGGTATAGATGATGCAATAACTTCGGTGGCTAACTTAGCCTCTACAGTGGTGGAAAGAATATATCCTGATGCTACTATAGTAGAAAAAGCTAAGTTAGATCGTATAGCTGCTGAGATAAGTAATGAGTTCAACTTAGTACTTGGACAACTTGAGATAAATAAGGTTGAAGCTGCTAGTTCTAGTTTCTTTGTGGCTGGAGCTAGACCTGCTGCAATGTGGGTAGGTGTTTTATCATTATTTTATATGGGTATAGGAGGTTCATTATTAAGTTGGTTAGCTATTTGTTTTAATTTACCACCATTACCTATAATTAATGAGAGTACTTCTACTGATATACTAATGGGTCTGTTAGGACTAGGTGGATTAAGAACATTTGATAAACTTAAAGGTGTTGATACAAAGATTGTAGGAAAGTAGTTGCAGATTAACTAAATCTATGCTATTTTAATAGTAATATATATTCTTTTATTGGGTAGATAAATGTCATTAATTGTTGAAGATGGGACTGGTACTTTAGCATCTGAATCCTATTGTTCAGTAGCTTTTGCAGATACTTACCACACTAATCGTGGTAATACTGCTTGGGACAATTTAGGTACTTCAGATAAAGAAGCCGTTTTGCGTAAAGCAACTGATTATATGGTACAAGTTTATAGGGCTTCATGGAAAGGCTATAAAGTTTTATCTACTCAAGCATTAGACTTTCCAAGAAAGGAACTTTATTTAGTTGGGGAAATTATTAATAATACTACTCCTATAAGTAGTACCTCAGTACCTTCTGAAGTTCAAAATGCTTGTGCTTTACTATCTTTAAAAGCTATAACTGATGATTTATTAATTGATACTGAGCAACAAATAGTTAAAGAAACTATTGGACCTATTTCTACAGAGTACCAACCTTTTGCCAATAAGTACAAACACTATACTGCTGTTGAAGCAATGCTTAAACCTTATTTAAAAAGTAGTGCTACTAAGGCAATAAGATAAAATGAGTTATTTAAAGAATCAAGCTACTGCGAATAAGCTACTTAAAAAGTTTGGGCAAAGCATGACTTTGACCAGTAAAACTTCAGGAACTTATAATACTGCAACTGGTTCTTTAACTGTTAGTGAGACTACACAAACTATTATTGGTGCTGTGTTTGAATGGGGAAGTACTGACCGACCTACTTACGGTATTGAATATACTAAGGATAGTTTAATTCAAATACAGGATCAACAATTATTTATATCGGCAGTTGGTATTGTACCCCCAAATTTAGGCGATACGGTACTTATACAGGATAAGCAATACACTATTGTACCCCCATTAAAACAAATAGCCCCTGCTGGCATTACTGTGGTTATTATGTGTAATATTAGGGGTGTGTAATGGGTATCTTTTTAAAAGATATACAACAATTTATTGATTCTACCACTATTAAAGAACATAAAATAGTTAAAGAAATAGTTACTGATATTATAGATTTTCCTATTCAACATTCACCTGTATTATCAGGTAACTTTGTTTCCAACTGGTTATTAGGTTTGGATAAAGCAATTCCATGGGGTGTTACTGGTGAAAAGAATGGTGATAAAAATGCTATTGCTGATAGGCTAATTGCAAAGATACCTGAAGATGCTGCTAATCATACTTATAACTTAGTTAATAATACTAGCTATGCTCAAGCATTGGAAGATGGTACTGGTACTGCAAATCCAGGAACACCTTATAGTCGTGGTAAAGCTCCTCATGGTATGATAGGATTAACTAAGGTTCACATGCCAGAAATTATTAGACGTGTACTTGCAAGGAATAAATAATGTCAGTACTAAATATTAAAGCTGCAATAGAAACAGCATTAAATACAATAACCCCTGCATTGCCCACTGTGTGGGAAAATACAACTTATGTTCCTGTAACAGGACAAGCTTACCAACAACTTTGGTTTTTAGATTTTATAACAAAACATATTGAAATTAATGCTAAATCTTACCAGATTGATAGTTATTTTCAAATAGATTTAATGTTTCCTTTACTATCAGGTACGGGTACAATTTTAGCAAGGGCTGAAGTAATTAAGTCATTGTTTAAACAAGGTTCTTCCTTTATAAATGGTGGGCAAACTGTAAATATTATAGAAACACCTAGTATTTCTTCTGGTAGAGTGGATGGTAATTGTTGGAAAATTATAGTAAAAGTTTATTATTCATCTTGGATAATAGTTAATTAAATTAGGAGATTAAAATGAGTATTGCTCAAGGTATTAATAAAGTTCTTGTATTTTTCAAGCAAACAGGACTAGGTGTTCCAGGAACCGTTGGAGCTCATACGGGTTCACAAGCTATGAGACGTGAAACTGGTATTGGTAAATTAGCAGTAGCTAACTTTGCAAATACAGAACTAACCACTTTTCAACAATCAACTGGTAAGCAACACGGCTTAAGAAGTGCTTCTTATGCTTTAACAGGTTTATTATCGCCTAATACTTATTCAACTTTGTTTTCTTCATTGTTGCGTAAAGTATTTACTGCTACAACTGCATTAACTGCTTTAGCTTTAACTACTGCTGGTACTCCAGGAGCTTATACTATTACAGGTACAGGGTTTCTTACTGGTGGTTTAAAGATTGGTGATGTTATACGTTTATCAGTTGGTACTGGTTTAAATGCTGATAACATTAATAAGAATTTTCTTATTATTAACCTAACTGCAACCGTTATTACTTTTTCTGTAATTAATGGAACTACTATTACTGTTGGTACAGGTACAGGTTATACTTTATCTGTTCCTGGAAAGAAAGTAATAGCACCTTTAAGTGGTCAGACTCAAGAATATTGGACTATTGAAGAATGGCAAGCTGATATTGCTCAATCAGAATTATTTACGGATATGGTAATGGCTTCCGCTGACATTACTTTACCTAGTTCTGGTAATACTACTTGTGCATTTAACTTGGCTGGTTTGAATAGAACTACTGGTGCAACTCAAGTTTTAACTACACCTACTGCTGTTACTACAACTCCTGTTTTGACTGCTGTTCAAGGTGAAGTTATAGTTAATGGTCTTGTTGTAGCTAACATTACTGGTGCTACTATTAAAATTGATTGTGCTGCTGCTAATATGGGCGGTGTTATAGGAACTAACTTTTCACCAGATGTACAACGTCAAGTTATTTCAGTATCAGGTCAAATTACTGCATTTTATCAAGATGGTATTCTTCCTGGATATTTTGATGCTGCAACTCCAATTAACATAATTATTGTGGTTGCTAATGATAGTACCGCTGCAACGGATTTTGTATCATTTTCAATGTCATCCGTTATTTTTGATGGTGATGATAAAGATGATGGTCAAAAAGGTGTTGTTAGAACATATCCTTTTACTGCTAGAATGAACCCTAATGGTGGTGCTGCTTTAGCAAATGACCAAACTATTATTAGTATTCAAGATAGTCAAGCTGCATAAGTTGTAAATGTTTTAAAACGCCTGTACACTGTATGGGCGTTCTTACTTAAATAAATAGGATATAATTATAATGACTTCAACCACACAACCAGAAAAAGCTTTACCCTCAATCCATGATTTTAATGCTACTAAGCAATCCGAGATTGGTTTTGAATTTGAATATGAAAATGAACTTGGTAAAGGTACAGGTTTTTTTATTACTGTTATTGGCGACCAAGCTGAATCTGTTAAAAAGGCAGTTTTTGCTAAGATTAATAAAGAACGTAATCAAGCTGCTATACTTAAAAAACGGGGAAAGGATGAACCTGTTAAAACTATCGAAGAACTAATTGAAGATAATATTGAGGGTATTGCTGCTTGTATTATTGATTGGCGTGGTGTTGCTGAACCTTATACTCAAGAATCAGCATTTTTAATTTGCCAAAATAATAAATTAATTTATGACCAAGTAAAGGCTGCTTCGGAAAACCTTGCAAATTTTACCAAGAGCAAATAGAAGATTTACTTTTATTTGCCGAATCAGAATTTTTATTAAGTGAAACAGAAGGTGATGGGGAAAGTTTACGAAATCACCTTGAATCAATTTATAGGCAAACTGGTAAAAAACCTGCGCAATTAGAACAAATAGAATTCCCACATACAATGATTCTTGTGTGGGAATCCTTTAAAAGTTTAAACCAAACTCGAACTTATTCTGAAGTTAGAGCTAATCCTATAAGTTATTCTGAAATAATGGCTTGGAGTATTTTAACAGATACAATTCTTACACCAAAAGAGATTTATATTTTAAAATTACTAGATAATTCATTTTTAGTTCATTTAGCAAAACAAAGTAAGGAATAGGTTTATGCAGACTTTAGCTAGTTTAAATATTGAAGTTACAAATACTGGAATTAATGAAACAAATTCCGCATTAACTAGCCTTCTCAATAAAGCTAATAATGTCCAACTTGCAACGGAAAATTTAACTAAAGCTAATGTTGTATTTGAAACAGGTAATAAAAAGGCAGCCAGTTCCTATACGGATATGGTTGCTAAATTAACACAATCAAAATCAGCCTATGATTCTTTACAAATGGCTTTACAAGGTTTCACTGATAAACAAATTAAACATATTCAATTTTTAACTGCTGAAAATGAAGCACTTAAAATAAACGAACAAATGACTAAGGAAGGTTATACAAAAAAATATGACTATGATAAAGATTATTATAATGCCTTACAGGAAAATGCTAAAAGAAATAATTTAATTCATTCTGAAGCACTTAAAATAAATGAAGCATTAGATAAACAATCATACGCTACTAAGTTGCAGTATGATAAAGAATACTTTTTTGCGCTTCAAGAAAATGCTAAAAGAAATGCAATAATTATTGCAGAAAATGCTGCAACTGCTGCTAAGGTTGCTGCTGAAGCTGCTAAAATTAGACAAACTTCTAGAAATACTTCCGCTGGTATTTTTGTAGATGAATCAAACCCATTAGTACAACAACTCAATCAAAACTTAGCATTGGAATCTTCCATTAGACAACATGGTATAGATAATATACGAACACAAGAACTACAGTCGTCTCAAATTCAAATTGAAATACGAAGTCGTTTAAATGAAAGATTATTAGAATTAGAAGCCAAGTTAAAGGATGGTACTATTGGTAATCGTGGTCAAGCTAATGTTATGAGACAACAATCTTTAAGAATAGCTGAACAAGAATTAACTTCAAATAATCTACTTATAGAATCTCAACGTGCTGTAAATGAGGAATTAAAGAAATCCGTTACTACTCACGACCATTCTAACCAATTAATGACAAGAACAATTTCTATTATGGCTGCAATGGCATCATATCGAATTGTTAGTGCTTTTATTGAAGTACCTATGGAAGTACTTAAGACTAATATTGAAATGGAAAAACTTAATATTTTATTAGAAGGTGTTACAGGTTCTGTACAAAACGCAAGATTAGAATTTAATCGTTTATTAGCATTAGATATTAAAACCCCTTTTGATATTAAAGGTTTAACTGAGACCTTTGTTATGTTAAAGAATTATGGGCTTGAACCAACTGAAATGGTAATGAAGTCCTTAACTGATAGTGTGGCTAAATTAGGCGGTGGTACTGAACAGTTAATAGGTATAGGTAGGCAGTTGGGTCAAGCTTGGGCAAAAGACAAGCTACAGCAAATAGACATGCGACCTATGGTTGAAAATGGTTTACCTGTAATTAGTTTATTGGCTAGTGCTTTAAAAACAAGTACTTCTGAAATTCTTGCAATGTCAGCAGCAGGTACTATAGGTAGGCAAGAAATGTTATTACTTTTTGCTGAAATGCAAAAAGACGCACCTAATGCTGCTGCAAGAAACATGGATACTTTGCGTGGTTCTTTATCAAACATAACTACAGCATGGACACAATTTCAGAATGCTATATTAGAAGATAAATCTGAGGGTGTACTAAAACGTATTTTTGAAAGTTGGAGTTCAACGCTATTCAAATGGCGTGATGATATTTCTGGTATTGTTAATCAAACAAATGCAATGGCAGAAAATTTGATGAAGTTGGAAAGTGTTAGGGCAAGGATTGCTAAAGTTGAAAAAAGTCCCCTTATAGGTGAAATTGCTTCTACTATGGGTATAGGTAGTAGTGTAGCTGATTTAAAAGAGCAGGAACGAGATCTTTTATCAACTCAAGATAAAATTCTTACTGCTATGGAAAACGAAAGTCTTGCTGCTTATAAACTTAAGAACACTTCTGAATCAAAATTAGAACTTGATAAAAAAGCACTTGAACTTTCTGAAAAACAAGAAAAAGCTTTAATTAGACAATTAGAATTTGAGGGCAAAATAAACCAATCTAAAATGGAACTTGCTAATGCAGTTATTGATGCTCAAATAAAAGATCAACAAAGATTAAATACTACTAAAGTTGCTGGTTATGAATTAGAACGTAAACAAAATGATGAAGCTTTGAGTAGAAATGAAATTTCAGCCAAACATAGATATGATGTTGAAATTGATTTAATTCAAAAACTTAAATCTGCGGAAATTCAAAAACTTAATGACATTGAAAGTTTAGAAAAACAAAAAGTAGCTACTAAAGTTTTAGATGTTGATAAAGCTTGGCTTGCAGTATTAAAAGTTGAGGATGATTCTGGTAAAAAAGGAACCGTTAATAAATCATCTATGGCAATGGGTCCTGGACAAGCAATGCCTAGAACTTTGGCTGGTATCAACGAAAAAGGAGTAGATGTTGGTGTAGGTTTTGGTGTAGCTAGATTTAAACCTGCTGTTGATGAAAACCTAATGGGTATGTTAGGTGATTATAAAAAAGTTCAAGATTTTGCCACACGGCATGATGCTGAACTAAAAGAATGGTCTGAAAAATATTGGAAAGCTTTAGTTTTAAATTATGGAAGTGTTGAAGAAGCTTTAAAGCATTATGGTGATGGTACAGTTGACTATAGTAATAAGGTTATGGCAGCTTACGCTATGATAACAGGTGCTACAAAAGACCAAATTAAATTAGATTCCGATGCAAAAGATACTCTTGATGATAAAGCAAAAGCAACAGCTAAATATGCTGCTATGGAACAAGATGCACGAAATAAACTAATTAAATCTTCTTATGAATATCAAAAGATGTTGGAAGAAGAGCAATTAAAAACTATTAAAATTACAGGTACTTCAAAACAGTATAGGGATGCTAACTTAGCTTATCAAGAAAAGTATAATGTTGAATTACAAACAGCTATAGCTATTCACGATAAAGTAGGTGAGGGTATAATTAGAACTCGTATGGCTGCTGAGAATAAACAACCGTTTTATGATCTTCAAAAGGATAATGATTCAATTATTCAAATGGGGGAAACACAATCCAAATTTAATGACCAATTACTTAAAACTCGTGCTTTGTTAGAAGACGGTACTATTAAGGAAAGTGAGTTTAAAGCCGAAGTGGGTAAGTTAGCTAAAGCTTATAATGAACAATTTATAGAACCTGCTGAAACTTGGACTAAAAGAATGAGTCAATTTGCAATTCAAGCTGCAAGAAATATGCAAACAGGCTTTGCTCAATGGCTTTATGATCCATTTAAGGATGGACTTAAAGGTATGCTTAGTGGTTTTATAGATATGTTGCGTAAAATGGTCGCTGAAGCTGCTGCTGCTAAAATTTTTGATTCACTTTTAGGTACTAAAAATTCTAAAGGTCAAAATACAGGTGGACTTTTAGATAAACTATTTTCAGGTTTTGGTAGTGCTGCTACTACTGCTATTGTTGCTGCTGATGGTGGTGTATTTTCAGGAAAAGGTATTTCAGGCTACTCAGGAAGTGTGGTTAGTTCACCTACAGTATTTCCATTTGCAAATGGTACTGGTTTAATGGGTGAAGCTGGTCCTGAAGCTGTTTTACCATTAAAAAGAACCCCTTCTGGAGCTTTAGGTGTTCAAACGTCTGGTAATAAAAGTAGCGGTGATACTATAAACAATGTTACTATTAATGTACAAGCTGCTAAAGGGGATAGTCCTACTGATACTGGTAATAAAGCTGCTGAAGCATTTATGAGAAGTATAGCAAAGCAGGAAATTACAAGTGCTAATCGTCCTGGAAATCAGTTAAATAGAACTACTACTTTTGGAGCTTAGTAATGCCACAAGCAATGCCTTTAACCACAAAAATATCTGAAACTAGCTCTAAGGGTTCAGTGTATAAAACTCTAACAGGTAGATTTGGTGATGGTTATGCTCAAAGAGCTCCTGATGGTACTAATAATAAAATTGATGCTTGGGATTTAAAATGGTCGCCTTTAAACTTAACTGATAGAAATACTGTAGTTGCCATATTGGATGCAGTAGGTGGTTGGGATTATATAACATGGACACCTCCTGGAGAATCAGTTTCAAAAAAATTTGTAATAATTTCGGGATATAGTGAAAGTTATGTATCAACTTATTATAATATTAGTGTTAAACTAGAACAAGTTTTTAACGTATAATTTAGGACATAATTATGGCAGATAATACAACTTTAAATGTAGGTTCAGGTGGCGATATAATTGCATCTGATGATATAGGTGGAATTAAACATCAACGTGTTAAAGTAGTTCTTGGTATTGATGGAGTTAGTAATGGTGATATTAGTTCAACTAATCCAATGCCTACTAGAGTTCCACAAGTTACTGGTACAAGTAGATCAGGTATTACTTCAGCTACAGTAAGTACAAGTACTGTTTTAATGGCTGCTAACACAGCTAGAAACGGCTGGCTTGTTCGTAATACCCATGCAACTGCATCCATTTGGATTAATGAATTAGGCGTTGCTGCTGTTGCTACTCAACCATCACTAGAAATAAAAGCAGGTGAACTATTTATAAGCCCTGAAGCTTATGTGGTTACTACGGGTATTAATATACTTAGTACTACTGCTTCAGTACCTTATACTGCTAGAGAGTGGTAAGCTATGCTACTTCTAACAAACAATTTAGTTACAGCAAGTAGTGCAGTTTCTAGTATTGATTTAGAAGTCCTAAAAGCAAATGTATCAGCCTATATTGAATTATTTGAAATGGATTGTACTGCAATTAGCGGTATAGGAATTGTATATTATTTAACCACAAATAAAACTGCGGTTAGTTTTGGCGGTATTACTTATAATCCATTTCCAATGAGTATAGAAGGTATTAAAAGCAGTTCTGATGGTGCTCCAGCAAGACCAACAATTCAAATGTCTAATATTGCTAATAATCTAGGTTCTTTAATGAAATTTATAGGTTCATTAGCTTTTTTACATGAAGATTTAATTGGGGTTAAAGTTACTTACATTAGAACTTTTGCAAGTTATTTAAATAGTGCATCAAGAATATCAGCACCTCCTTTAAAATATACTATATCCAAAAAGATAGAACATAATAAAACTTCTTTAAAATTTGAACTTAGAAATCCATTAGATAAAGAACGAGCCTATTTACCTAAACGTCAAATGCTTAAAAGGGATTTTCCTGGACTTGGTATTAATAAACGAGTAGGTTAAATGCAACTATCACAAGAACAATTTAATGAAGTTTCTAATTATACGTTAAATTGTCACCCTAATGAAATGTGTGGTATATTAGTTGAAGATACTTTTATACCTATTCCTAATATTCATAAAAAACCTGAAAATAATTTTACTTTATGCCCAGTTACTTTAGTTAAATATCTTGGTAAAATACAAGCTATAGTTCATAGTCATTGTAGAGATTTAAAAGCTATCGAAGTATTCGATCTTCGTACACCTTCTTATAATGATTTAATTGGGCAAAAGAAAAGTAAACTTCCTTGGTTAATTGTTAGTTGTGAAGGAATTAATGTAACTTATCCATTAGAAATACCTAGAATAAAAAATAATGACTATTTAGAAAGACCTTTTATTTGGTTTATTAATGATTGTTATAGTTTAGTTCAAGACTATTATTTATTTGAATTAGGTATTGATTTACCAGATCATAAAGCTGATGAAGATTTTTGTAATATGAGAAAACTACATAACCTATTTGATGATTATATTAAAGAATATGGTTTTATAGAATTACCTGCTACTGTAGAATTACAAAAAGGTGATTTACTTTTATTGGATAATGCAGGTCATACAAGAAATCATTTAGGTATTTATGAGAATGGTTATATACTGCATCAAGGTATGTTATCAATAAAAGAACGAGTTGAACATTTTATAGGTCGTATTCATAAGGTACTAAGATATGATAGTTAAAGTATATGAAGATTTAGAAAACTTTGATGAATTTAATTTTAATGTTGATAATATAAAGGATATATTATCAGGTATAAAAATGTTAAAAGGTGAAGAATATTCTAATACTATTTTAAATTTTAATTATAAATACATTTTAACTTCAAATGATATAAATATTAATCCTATTTCTTTAAATAACGATACTATTTTATCTAATCTTAACGGTTATGATAATTTATTTTTATTTCCTGAGGTATCAGGTCAAATAGAGGAAGCAGTTATAATTGCACTAGCAGTTGACGCTTCAGTTGCAACAACAGCAGGTACTTCAGCTATAGCTTGCTTTGTTATAGAAAATGCAGCAGCTATAGCTATAGCTGCAAATATAGCTATATCCGTTGGAGTATCAATGGCTTTAAACGGTATTATGCAACTTCTTTCACCAACTACTTCTTTTTCATCTGATCCTGCTCAAGCTCAACAAAAACAAAGTTCATTATTTAATGGAGCACCTTTAATTAGGGAACAAGGTGGTAGTGTACCTTTATGGTATGGCTCAAGTTATATTGGTGGTGTATTAGTTAGTTCAAGTATTTCTACAGCGGAAGGTTAATAATGGAACAAAATGAATTAATATCAGGTTCCGGTGGTAAAGGTAAGCATCCCCATACCCCTGTAGAAGCCAATGATACTTTAAAAAGTAAGCAAGTTATTAAATTACTTTTTGCAGTAGCAGAAGGTGAAATAACCTCTATTGATGATATACTTTTGGATAAGGTATCTATTGCAAGTTATAACGCCAGTTATACTTGGAAAAGTGGTTTATCAAATCAAACTGTTATTCCAGGTTTTATTGATACAGAATCACCTTTACCTAGTTTTACAGCGGTTGCTCTTATTCATGCTACTTTTTTTACTTATAATATTGATTCATTAATTGATGCAGTTAGAATAACTTTTAATCTTGATAATTTAAGACAAATACAAGCTAATGGGGATATGACTGGATATAGTGTATCCATTGATATTTTCACTAAAGCTACTACAAGTTCAAGTCAAATTCTTTATAAAACTACTACTAAAACTGGTAAAGCTTCTAATCCCTATAGTTGGGATATAATAGTTAATAGACCCACTAATTACATTCCTGGGACTAATTGGTCAGTTGTAATTAATAGATCCAGTGCAGATGATTCAACTGTAAAAAATAATTCTGTTACACGCCTTGCAGCAATAACTCAAATTTATCACAAGCAATTAACTTATCCTAATACAGCTTTAGTAGCAGTAACCTTAAATGATGCTGGTGAATTTGGAGGTCAAGTACCTCAAATTCTTATAAAAGGTAAAGGACGAAAAGTATCAATACCTTCTAATTATAATCCTACTACTAGAGTTTATACAGGGACTTGGGATTTATCCATGAGTGCTGTAAAGCAATTTAGTGATAATATTGCTTGGGTTTTATACGATGTATTACATGACTCTACTTGTTTAGGTATTGATACTGCTGACTTAGATAAAACTTCATTTTATTTATTGAGTCAATATGCCGATACCTTAATACCTGATGGTTATGGTAATAATATACCTCGTTACTCTATAGGTAATCAATTCTATGCTAGGGATAATGTACCTACGTTTCTTCAAAATTTGTTAGCTATCTGTAATGGAATGCTTACAGAAAATGAATTTGGACAGATTAAAATTATTTTTGACCAACCTAATTTATCAGCAAGTAGGCTAGTAACTAATTCTAATGTAATAGGTGGATTATTTAATTATAGTTCCAACGATTTAGAAAATAGGTATTCCCTTGTAAATATTACTTATAACAATTACCTTAGTTATAACGAAACAGATACTGCTACTTGGTCGGATGATGCTTTAATAACTCGATATGGTTTACAGACTTGTGATATTGTACTTCCGGGCTGTGTATATGAAGCGCAAGCTATAAGGAAAGCTCGTTGGGCTATTTATACTAATGCAAAGACTACAAAACTTCTTACCTTTAATGTTCTATTTGAAGCTTTATCATTCAGAAATGGTTCTATAATTAAAGTAATGGATAGCGATAATGCTGATGTTAATCAACATGGTGTTATTACTGCTACGAGTAGTTCAGCAGGTACTACTACTATTGTTATGGATAGAAGTATTACTTTAGCTGCTCAAACCTATACAGTTACTTTTTATGGAATTGATGGGGTTACTTTATATAATAAAACTTTACTACAAACCAATTCTACAGTATCTAGCATTAGTTTTGTGGGTACTGAAGTTCCTTTATTAGCAAGTACTTTTATACTTTCAGGTACAGTAGTTCCCCAATTATTTAGAGTTGTTGGTAATGCTAAAAATACCGATGATAGTTACACTATATCGTGTTTAGTTTATGATAATGCAAAATTTACTTATATAGATCAAGCTATTACTTTAATAACGGGTACTGGAGATTTTATAAATGTAGGTTCTTTTTATGCACTTGCGGTTGTTAATTTAGCAGTTAGTCCTATATCATCATCAAATGGAGTTAATACTAATATTCAACTTCATGTACATTGGGATTGGGATCCATCTCTTACTGAAAAATATAAAGCTACTTTTAAAGCTACATGGGTAAGGGATAATACTGATACAAAAGAAGTAAAGGATATTACTGGTAATAGTTTTGATATAAATGGTGCAGTTCCAGGAACCTATGATATTACAGTGTGGGCAATTAATCCTTTTTCAGGTATTAAATCAACTCCTGCTACTTTAACTTATGCTTATAGAACTACTGCTGGTAATTCTACTTTATTACCTCCTATCAATGCTAGGGTAACTGGTACAGTTGGTTTAATTTATAACACTCCTGCATTATCATTAACTTTTGATTATAATACATTAAATTCACTTGTATTGGATAGTTTATTGGATTATGTAGTTGAATTATGGACTTTAACAGGAAGTACTAAAGTTGGTACTTATGTGGTTAAACCAGATTCAGCATTTGGTAGTACTTTTAATTTTCCATTTTTAGAAAATTTAGCTATATTTGGTGCATCAACTAGAAGTTATATTGTTAAACTTTATAGTAGGGATTTAACTGGTTTTGTTTCAACTGCCTATGCCGTTACAGTTAATAATACTGTTCCTGCTATTCAATCATTTACAATATTTTCAGGTGTTTCATCTGTTTATATTAAAGTTACTACAACTCCTTATGAGATAGATACTGCTGGCTATGAAGTACATAGAAGTTTAACTACAGGTTTTACTCCTGGAGTAGGTACATTAGTTTATGATGGTGTTGATACTTATATAACCCTTAATGTTCCTGATAATCAAAATTATTATTATAGGATTGCTGCTTATGATAACTTTGATAAAGTAGGTTTAATATATTCAAGTGAACAAAGTAATACTACATTAACTACGGATGCTATTACTTGGTCTAAGACAGGTTTAGTTTTTGCAGTAGGTACTACAAATCAATTAACTTGGACGGCAGGTACTATAATTAAGTCTGGAACTACTACTTATAGTGGTGTTGTGGCTAGTAATGCTACTTGGACAACTGGAACCCTTTATGCTTATTTTAATCCAGCACTTTCAGCTACAGGAATTCAAACCACAACTTCATTAAGTGTAGCAGTAGGAATAGGTTGCTATCCTATAGCCACATATACTGGCGGTGCAGCTACTAATATTAAAGGTGGTACTGGTGATGCCTTTATCTCAGGCAGTCAAATTATTGCTGGTACAGTAGGCGCAAGTCAAATTATCGCTGGTTCTATTGTGGCTAGTTTAATTGATACAACTAATGCAGTTATAACTGGTGAAGGACAGATAGGATCCGCAGTAATTACAAATGCTGCAATTAAGGATTATATTCAAAGTACTAATTATAATACAGGCACTAATAGAGGTTGGAAGTTAGATAAAGCTGGAAATATAACTACTTATGGTACTTTAAATATTATAAATCCTGTGGATGGTAGTATCATATTATCATCTGGTACTGCTGCTTCCCCTGATTGGAATGGTAAACTTGGTGGTAGAACTTCTACCGCTATACTTCAAGGTATTGATGATAGTACTAATATTTTAAATGCTATTACTAGCGATAATATTTTAAGTCCTTCTGATAAATTAGCAGTATTAAAAGATTATGGCGATATTATTAATGAACTTGGTCTTTATTATGACCAAACATTAGTATATCCTACTGTTAATATGACTAACATGTTGACGCAAGCATCCTCATTTGCTGATACCTTAAATACCACTGGTAACATTTGGACTTTTGGTTTATTAGCAAATCGTCCTACTACTGGTTTAATAATTGGCAATGTTTTTGTTGATGTTACTCCAGCCGCATTAACTTATTATGTTGCTACAAGTACTACTGTTTGGGGTGCAGGAACAACTACAATTAAATATCCTATATATATTTCAACGGATGCTACCTATGGTTTAGCAGTTAGTACAAATATAACAGGAGCTACTATAAGGGCTTATTACAATGCGTATAATAGTGCTAAAGTTCAATTTATTAATTCTATTACTACATTATCAAAATCATTAGCCGATGCTGCTCAAACTGATGCTACGGCTGCTTTAGCTGATTTAATTAATATCGCTAGTGATAATGTTCTAAGCCCTGTTGAAAAAACTACGGTAATAGCAGATGTTAATCTTATAAATTTAGAAGATGCAGATATAATTGCTAAAGCTGCTACTTTAGTGGTTTCCAGTGTTGCTTATAGTACAGCTATAACTACTTTAAATACTTATCTTGCTACTTTAATTACTCCTGTATTGTGGTCAAATGTTGCTGGTAATACTACTATTATTGGTACTATATTTAGAACTAACTTTAATAATCTCTATAATGTTAAACAAGCATTACTTAATAGCATGGCTGCTAAAGCTGCCACATTAGCTAATTGGGGTGGAGTTACAGATGATAATGGTAATAAACCTGCTGATAATGCTACAGTAGGTGCTAATTTAAATAATACTTATACTGTATCAGGAGCTACATTATGTACTGGAATGACTGTAACCACAGGAGTTTATGGCTGTACTTATACTCCTGCAACTGGTAATTTAGTATCTGCTGCACCAATGGCGATAACAGCATCTGCAACAAATATACTTACTACGGCTATTCATGGTTTAACTACAGGTATGGCTATTTCCTACACTTGTGTGGGTACGACTATTTCAGGTCTTACTACAAATACAACTTATTATGTAGTTGTAATGTCCACAACTACTTTTAAATTGGCTACAACCGCTGCTAATGCTGTAGCTGCTACTCCTGTAGTGATTACGCTAGGAACTTTAACTGCGGGTTCTACTTATGCCGTTGGTTCTGTTACTTGGAATGCTAGTAGTTATTCAACAACTTCCTTTCCTGCTGCTGGTGGCGCTAAAGTTACTTTTACCATGACAACTGTTGCTGGTAGTTTTATGATAGGGTTAAGCACTGACCCTACTGTTAATAATAGTTATAACACTATTGATTATGCTATTTATTTATCAGGCTATCAATATTTAATTTATGAAAATGGTGTTTCTAAAGGAAGTTTTGGGGTTTGTATTACAGGAGATAAATTTGCAATAATTTATAATGGGTCTACTCAAGTTAATTATTATTGCAATGGTGTTAATTTTTATAGCACAATTTTATCCACCGCAATAACATTACCACTTTATATAGATACTTCTATAGTTACTTCTAATGTCACTATTTATGGGATTGGTTTTGGTGCGTATGTTGCACCTACTGCTCCTATTTATGGTAATTTAACAGGAAAAATACATCCTGGAAATGCTTCTACCTATATAGCTAACGCTGCAATACAAACTGCTTTAATTGGTGATGCTCAAATTACGACTGCTAAGATAGGCGCACTCGCTGTTGATACCTTGCAACTGGCTGGTGATGCGGTTTCGTTGGTGCAGTTTATCTCCTTTTCGACAAATATGCTTACATTAGGTCTTACCGCACTAGGTGCTGGTTCTCAGTATTTTACCGCAGGTATGCCACTTACAACTTTTTCTGTTGATATGTCTGGCGGTACTGGAAACAGTAAAATACTTTTGTCGTTTGATTTATCAAGGATTAATTATGTGTTATTTACAGCGACTAGCCGCTATCTTCTTTATGACTTAGCAATTAAAAATTTAGCTGGTACTATAGTAGCTACATTAGAAACTGCAATGTTCACATATGACGCAATGACTATGAGAACTTTCACAAAATATCCTAGAAGCTATTTATGCTCCCTAACTGGAAATACTGCGGAGACTTATAGTCTTGTCGCAAGGTATACTAATAATCCCGCTGGTGGTGCTTGGCAAGCTACAAGTGGACCTACTAATGGCTGGACAACTATTGATGGCGAGGTGTATACTTCGCCCACTACTACATATAGCTATGTTGCTACCACTGGTATTTCTACTGGAACAATTACATTAACAGGAGTTAAAACAAGTGTATAACGTAACAATTTACAATTCAGAAGGAAGAATACTTAGAGTCGCATCAGTTTCCCCAGCTATGGTTCAAATGCAAAAGCAAGAAGGTGAATTTCTTTTTGAAGGTACTTCTGATATATCAGCGGACTATGTAAATAATGGTGAGGTTATAAAAAGAGAGATTCAGCCAACAACAATCAATAAGACAACCTTATCAGCGGATGGTATTGATTCTATAATATTTAGTAATGTACCAAATGGCACTTTTTTAGCTTTTAATATCAACGATATGAATACACAAGTGTTTGGAAATATAGTTACTGAGGATATCTTCTCAACAACTGTTGCGGGTACTTATCATATTAAAATAATTTCCTTCCCTTATCTTGATTTTGAAACCACCGTTGAGGCGATCTGATGGCATTTGTAATAACTAAACCTTTAGCGGATCAGAAGCAAGAGTTTACACTTAAAGTTAATTCTGATGCTTATGATAAAATAACTTTACTTTATCCTATTTATCTTCAACTTAATATTGAACGTGAATCCGATGAAACTGCTAAAACTACTATGCACACCTATATAGACGCAATTAGAGGGTATGCTAATGTGGCTAAAGCAAGTATAACCGCTGCTACTTCAATTTCGGATATTCGTTCCGCTTATTCAACTTTCACTACAGATTTAGCCACAATTTAATTTCAAATTCTTTTTACCATCACCTTGTAATCCCCAAACTATCAACTACACTTCTAATGATACCCTTAAAAAAGGTATCGAGGAGTGTCCTCAAATGTACTAGCATAATCTAGTATTATACGGAGAATTATTATGGCAGTTGATTCAACTGATATAGCAAATCTTTTAAAAAATGTTGATCTTAAATCTTTAATGGGTGGTGGTGCTATGGGTGGTTCAGATACAGGTCTAGGTGGTGGTGTTTTAGGTGCAGTTCTTATTGGTGCTTTATTGCCGAGGTTACTAGGAGACCAAAATGGGACGGCTGCAACTGTTGCGGCTGCTAATGCGGCTCATGTTTTAACTGCTTCTGATGTTAATACTGCAATCACTACAGCTCTTAATGGTCAAACATTAGGTAATGTTCAAGGTGAAATTTGGAAAGCGGAAGGTAATGTTCAAGCTGCTATTTCAGCCGCATCTAACACCGCTGCTATTAACACCTTAAATGCTGAGATTGCTAACATACAAGGTCAAGGTAATATCTTAGCTGATATTAACCGTACCTCTACTGACTCTGCAACTCAAAATGCTTTAATTACTTCTGCTGTTAATCAAACTGGTTGGGAAGGTGTAAATGCTACCACAACTGCTGCTGCTAATGTAATTGCTTCTGCAACTGCTAATACAGCTTCATTGTTAGCAACTACTAATGCTTTGGCTACACAAGCTGCTACTAATGCTGCTGATGCTACTTTAGGCGTGCTTCAAGCTAAGTATGACACTTTAATTGCTGTTGGTAACGATGGTGACAAGACTCGTGCTTTAATTGAAGGAATTAGTACTGCTAGTTTGAATCGTCAAATTATAGTTGCTGATAACCGTATTGCAGAACTTTTAGGGGATAGAAATACTGCTAAAGGTGGAATTGAAATTAATACTTCAGTCAACCAAGCAGTGGCTCAATCTCAAGCACAGCAACAAGCTATAGCGACTAATGGTCTTTTGACTCAACTGTTGGCATCTGTTCAACACAACACTCAAAGCACTGTGAATTTAGGCACTATGATTGGTTCTGGTCAAACTGCAACTAACGTAAAGTCATAAGATACGGTTTAATTTCACTTAAATGAGGCAAGAAATGGCAGTATTGACACTTGAACAACAATTAGCAGCAACGCAAGCTAAAATACTTGAATTAACAACTTCTAATGTATCGGAGAAACCTCATATTACTTTGGAGTCAATTCAAGAAATGATAGATAGAGAAGTTTCTAAAAAGTTGGGAGAACTATCTACCACTATTGTCCCTGATGAAATTAAGCCTAAACGTCTTTCACCGTTGGAATGTATTAATATGTTATTTACCCCCGAAGAATGTGAATGGTTGTGTAACCCTTCTGTTCTAAGGGGAGTAGATAATTTCATTATAGATGATTACATTCATACCGATGAAGGAAAATTGACTTTACAACAGTTTTTTAAGAGTTACAGGAATTATTATGAAAGTAAAAGTTAAGCATATTGTTGATGTAGATTCAGAATGGTTAAATGATTTAGCTGGTGCTATTGTAGTAGCTAGTAAAGCCGTTTATCCTTCTGAAATTGAAGAAATGATGGCGATTAACGCTATCATTGAACCAGAAATACACATGGCAATTAATGACGCATTTAAAGCTGGATTAAGTGTAGCTACTGAGTACACACCGATCAAACCAATAATGTAATTTGGTTATAAGGGCAGTAATTTGACTGCCCTTTTTTTATTATATAACTTCTTCTTCAAAAACAACTGGCTGTAATCCTCTTAAGAATTTACCAGAATTACCTTTGCCATCCATAAAGCCAAAATGATCTGGTATTGCTTGTTTAGCAATATACTCTGCTGATTCTTTGCTATCAGCTTCTATATCTATTTTAAAATTTATTATTCCTGTATATTTTTTCATTCCTCACCTCCAATGCCGTGTGCTTTTTCTGCATCTCGAAATCCCCACATGTATTCTTGCTTATCCATAGCCCAAGCATGCTGGCTATACCAAACTTCTAGTTTCCCATCTTCTATAGGTTCAGGTCTTTGTAGCTTAATATTTATGGCTTCATCTAACGCATCTGCGAATCCCTTTTCATACTCTGTCATCTCTGCACGTGGTAGGCGTTGTTCATCTAGGTCACGTTTTGGTTTGGAAAGTACAACTTCAATCTTATTAATATCTGCTATTAACTCTAATAAAGCCCTATCACCCCAGTCTCGCTCTTCTACCCACACGTATTTTAAATCTTGCATCCATTCGACTGCCTTTATAAGTAACTCTCTTTCTTTACTCATCACCCCTCCCCATGCTGTGCGTCTCTCCAGAAGAAACTGTCTTTTGGGTTTTTGAAAGTAGGTATTAGATCGCCAAATTTATTTTTTACAAAATATAACACTGGCTCTTTTTTCTTTCTATTATGCTCTTGCTTTCTCATTCCCATCTCCAATCTCATATAATCAAACCACGTTTCGATTCGTGTCTCAGGCTTCATCTTCATCACACACCCCACTCTATAAAGAAATCACAGTTAGTATCATCGCCATTCAGTTCAATACTTGCGTCCATAAACCATTTGTACGGGTCAGTACCATCTATCTCAATAGTTAAGTAGCGTTGGCATACGTTCTTCTTATCGCACATTGATCCTAC